CGTGTCGACCATAAACATGAGTATGTAGTTGACTTGATACCTATGTCAAGTGCATTGTGTTATGTACATGGTATACAGTCGCATGGTATACTTGCCATGTGTGCTGATGAAGGCAAAAGGGAGGCATGCTTTATGGTCAGGAATTAGAGAGCGCGATTAAGGAGTTAGGGTTCACGAAGCGGTCGTTTGCGCTGATGTGCATGAAGGAAGACGGGAAGACTCTGTCTCCCCAGGCAATCGACGACTTGATTCGGAAACCCAACGTCAAAGCGAAGGAAGAAACACAGAAGGCGGTTGAGTCCGTCCTAAACAAAGCCTGCAAGTGCTGCGGGAATTATACGGAGAACCCGGATGCCTGGAATCATACAGCGACCAGCCCCGAAGGCGGAGGTCGTAAGCGAAAGAGATGACCTAGCAAAGGTGCTGGTCCGCCTAGAGGAAGATGACCACGACAAACTACTTCACCTGTGCCGCCTTGGCGACACCAACAAGAACGACATCATCCGTCAGTGCATTCGGTACGTCTACAGTGCCGAGATGGACCAGCTACGCGGCAAGGGTGCGCCATGAGCGGAATGGTGCTCTATCCCCTGGTTCGAGCGCGCATGATGCTCCCTCACTACATGCCACTTCGAGGGGAGCTGTCGGCTATTCATGATCGGTTGTCGGCGATCGCCGCGGCGGTGTCCCATGAGTGACACCCTAATGGAACCCGCATCGCCACCTGGCCGATGCAAGTCGCCGATCTTCTGGGCTCGCACCGACAACGACCGCGCGATCCCTCTCGACCCCCAGCAGCGCCTCGACGGCAACGTCGTGTTGTTTGGCGAGGGTGAGTGCCGAGTCGTGAAAGCCGGCGAAGGTCGATACGTCACGCACTTCACCACGTGTCCCAAGGCGTCGAGCCATCGCGGCCGAAAGGCGGGTGGATGATGAACGACTATCAATCATTCATCGACTCGAAGTCGGACGTCTCAAAGCCTGTTGGCATCGACGTCAAACTCGACGAACTGGCGAAGGGACTTTTTCCTTTCCAACGTGACGTCGTGCGTTGGGCCCTCGCTCAGGGAAGGGCCGCGCTCTTCGAAGACTGCGGAATGGGGAAGTCATTTCAGCAGCTGGAGTGGGCAAACGTTGTATCAACGATTGCTGGTGGTCGCGTGCTGATCGTTGCGCCATTGGCTGTCGCACTTCAGACCGTTCGAGAGGGTGAGCGGTTCGGCATCTCATGCGAGTACGCCAAGTCTCCTGATGATGCGACTGATGGTGCGCGCATCATCGTCACCAACTACGAACGGCTGGAAAAGTTTCTGCCATGGACCGGCGTCGGAGTTGTGCTCGACGAGTCGTCAATTCTGAAGGCCTACGATGGGAAGACGCGTTCTCTCATCATCAGCGCCTTTAAGGACACACCTTTCCGACTCGCATGCACTGCGACGCCAGCACCAAACGACTACATGGAGCTTGGGAATCACGCGGAGTTTCTCGGCGTCATGCGTCGCGAGGAAATGCTCGCCACGTACTTCACCCATGATGGTGGTGACACTGCAAAGTGGCGACTCAAGGGTCATGCCGAAGGGGTGTTTTGGCAGTGGGTATGCTCGTGGGCGGTGATGCTCCGTAAGCCATCGGACCTCGGTCACGATGACGGCGCTTTAACTTTGCCACCGCTTGAGTTTCACCAGCACGTTGTCACCGTTGACCATCGGACAGCCTACCAGTCGGGAACGCTGTTTAAGCTGGAAGCGAACACGCTCAAGGAGCGTCGTGATGCCAGGCGAGCGTCCATCAATGAGCGGGTCGCGCTTGCAGCAGAGATCGTAGCGAAGGAACCGAACGAGTCCTTCTTGATTTGGTGCAACCTCAACAGTGAAGGCGACGCTCTCGAAGACGCGATTCCTGGCGCGGTGCAGGTTTCGGGCTCGGACGATGTCGACACCAAAACGAAGTGTGCGATCGATTTTGCAGAGGGCCGTATCCGCGTCCTCATTTCCAAGCCTTCAATCTTTGGGTTCGGCCTAAATTTCCAGGCGTGTGCGCGCGTCCTGTTTGTGGGGCTCTCTGACTCATACGAGGACCTGTATCAGTCCGTGCGACGTTGCTGGCGATTCGGGCAGAAGCGGCCTGTTGATTGCCACCTAATCATTTCCGAACTCGAAGGCGCGGTGCTCTCAAACATCCGTCGCAAGGAGTCGGACGCCGAGAGGATGGCTGTGGAGATGGTCGCGAACATGGCCAGCCTTCAAACGGTCACATCACAAACACGCTCACGGTACCTGCCATCGACCTCGCTGGCCACGCCGTCATGGATGGGAAGTGCATCATGAACGTCATCGAACAGCACACGACCGAGCGATACGCATTGTACAACGGAGACTCGGCTGAAGTTCTAAAGGGACTCCCTGACAACTCAGTCGACTACGTCATATACTCGCCACCATTCGCGTCGCTCTACGTCTACAGCGACAGCGACCGAGACCTCGGGAACTCGCGAACCTATGAGCAGTTCACCGAGCACTACCGGTTCATCACGCGCGAATTGTACCGGGTCCTAAAGCCCGGTCGGCTTCTGTCGTTTCATTGCATGCTGCTGCCGAAGTCCAAGCAGCACGACGGCGTCATCGGGCTCCGTGACTTCCGCGGCGACCTCATTCGAATCCACGAAGCTGACGGATTCATTCATCACTCAGAGGTGGTCATCTGGAAAGATCCAGTGACCGCAATGCAGCGCACCAAAGCGATTGGACTGCTCTATAAGCAGCTCAAGAAAGATTCGGCGCTCTCGCGCCAGGGCATCCCTGATTATCTCGTGACGATGCGCAAGCCAGGCGTTAACGCGTCGCCGGTCACGAAGGACCCGAACGAGTTCCCGGTAGGCCAGTGGCAAAACTATGCGTCACCTGTTTGGATGGACATCAATCCATCGAAGACACTGCAGTCGATGCGTGAGGAGAACGACGAGCGGCACATCTGCCCGCTGCAGCTCGAAGTCATCGAGCGAGCCGTGCGCTTATGGTCGAACCCTGGAGACACCGTGCTTTCGCCTTTCGCTGGCATCGGCAGCGAGGGGTATGTCGCACTAAAAGAGAAGCGTCGATTCGTCGGTGTGGAGTTGAAGCCCGCCTATTACAAGCAGGCCCAATTGAATCTTGAGCGCGCGACGGTCGAATCTGACGGCCAGATGGGGCTGTTCGCACCCACGAAGGCGGGTGCAGCATGAGTTGCTTTGAGTGTGGCAAGTGCGGTGGCGACTCTTTCGGCACTGTCGATTCATCTGTTGAATCAAACAAGTGGGTCCATTTCTGCCACTCTTGCTTCTTCGAGTGGCCATCTGCTGACGACCATCTCTACATGCACGACTACGAAGCCGACATCGCGACGCTGCGCGAACTCATCGTCGAGCTGGAACAGAACCGAGCACGCAGCGCTGACCTCTCGTTCCAGATGGTAGGCCGCCCATTGCCGGTGATCACCAAGCTTCTCTATGAGCACTCCGCGCTCGTGAGACGGCGCCTAGATATTCTCGACGAAGCAGGCGTCACCAAGATGTTGGAAGAGGTGGCGCCATGAGATTCAATCACGGCTTCATTGCGTACAAAAGCGATGTGACACCAGTCCTGGACGTCGTCCTTTGGACCAGCTCTCGTGACGTGTTTTACGGGCGCGCATCGTTCGCACTTCCAGATGGCCGGGTCAGGAACCTCGAGATGGCCGACCCTCCCGAATTTGGTCCGTTGTCGCTCATCGTCGCACTTGCGGATGGGACGACTCTTAGCGTTCGTGGGGTGGATAGCCAATGAACGTCCTTGTTGATGCTCTGCTCCCATCAAGCGACGAGGCCATCGCGCTTTGTCAGGAACTTAACGAGCCATTCGCAGATGCGATCCCTATGCGTCTGTGGGCGTGGGCACTGTTAACCGAGAAACAAACCGGGCTTTTGCCGCGAAATAGCCGCGTAATCGCCGCGGCTGTTCGATGGGTAGAATCCGGCGCCAATTCGGCTGACAAGTTGGTCGCTGCTTTGATCTCAACAGGGTTCCTCCGCGAGGTGACCGAAGACGGTGCCGACTACTGGTACATGTGCGGCTGGGACCGAAACGCGAAATACTTCAAAGAGCGCAATAGGTTACGAGAAAAGAACCGCAAAAAACGTCAAGCTGGCGAGACACAAAACCAAGAAAACGCCGCGGGTCATTCGCGGGTTAAACCTTGGTCTTCGTCTTCGTCTTCGTCTTCGTCTTCGTCTTCTAAAGAAATATATACAGGCGATGCGGATGAAGATTCGGGACACCCTTCACGCAAAGTGATCGGCAGAACGTTTGCCGATCACGCAGCAGCCGAAGACTGGAAGCAGCGTCAGAGGGCACTCGGGTTACCTGCGATCGAACTCGCAGCTCCTGAGACGGCAAGTCTTCGCTGCATCCTGGTCGCGCAAGGACAAGCGCATCGCGCCAACTCAGCGGTCACCATCGGCGCTGTCTTCGACGAATGGCTGCGAGATGAGTGGTTCCAGCTCTACGGGCGTTCGTTGAAAATGCTTGAGCGCAACATTCGCGAAGTCATCGCGGCGGTGGTCGATAGCAAGCACCGCCCGAAGCTGAAGGGCCAGGATGGGCCTACGCGGCCTTTTCGTCAGGAACAGACCCGACACGTCATCGATGGGGTATCAAAGCTAAACGCGGAGCTTGAGGCGAATCCTCAGCGCATTTCAGCCGACAGCCCCGTTCGAGCACTCGTCATGCGAATCTCAAACAACCCTCACGACCACGAGGCCAAAGCGGCACTCGAACAGTTCATGAAAGAGCAGGAGGCCCAACATGTTGCCACATGATGCAGAGGCAGAGCGGGCCGTGCTCGGCGCGGTCTTTCTCGACAACCGAGTGCTTGACGAAGTGCGTGCAGGATTGAAGCGCGAGGACTTCTTTGTGCGACGCCACGCGGAAATTTTCGAGGCGATGGTGGAGAGCGAAGGGCATGGAGATCCGATCGACGAGGTCACCGTCGCCGCGCGAATCAAGAGCGCAAACGAATCACCTGAACAGCGCACGACCACACTTAGCGAACTGATGAAGCTGGTCGACGTCACGCCAACTGCTGCCAACGTCGGCGCGTACATCGAGAAGGTCGAACGCTGTGCGAGGTCACGACGGCTACTTGAAATCGGCAGCACGCTGAATGAACTGGCCAGCCTCAACGAACCGGACGAAGCAATCCAGCGCGTCACCAAAGAGATTTACGACCTCGCTGAAGTGGGGCGAGGTCGCATGATCTCAACATCGCTAGAAGCAGCACGCTTGGTGATGGGCAAGCTGGATAGCCTTTTGAAAAACAACACGCTTGTCACGGGCGTTCCCACCGGATTCGAAGCGCTCGACAAGATTCTATGTGGCCTTCAGCCTGGTAACCTAGTCGTGATTGGAGCGAGACCGGGGTGCGGAAAAACCGCGTTCGCAATGAACATCATGAGCAACGCATCGGTGAGGCACGGACAAGCCATACTGTTCGTCGAGCTGGAGATGAGCACGACGGAGCTGGCTATGCGATGGCTATCAAGCCTCGCCCGCGTTAATGGGTCGCGCTCTAAGCGTGGATCCTTCGGCGAGTACGAGTTCTCGAAGTTCGGCGCAGCGTCCACCAGCATTCAAACGGCCAAGGTGGTGTTTGATGAGACACCAAGTACGACCCTGGTGGATCTTCGACTGCAAGCACGCAAGATGAAGACAGCAGGGGCGCTCGACCTCATCATCATTGACTATCTGCAGCTCATGCAATCGGTGAAAGACCGCGACAATCGCGAGCGCGAGATCGCGGAAATATCGCGCGGACTCAAGATGCTCGCAAAAGAGCTTTCAATCCCGATTGTGGTTCTGTCGCAGCTCAATCGCAGCGTGGAGCAGCGCGGCGACAAGCGCCCAATGCTGAGCGACCTCCGCGAATCGGGCGCCATCGAGCAGGATGCTGACGTCATCATGTTTTTGTATCGTGACGAACTCTACAACAAGGAAAGTCCTGACCAGGGTATCGCAGAGGTGTTGGTCGCCAAGCACCGCAACGGACCGACCGGAGTGGTGCGGCTTCGCTTTGATGTCGACACTCAGCGTTTCGATCACTTGCCCGAGTGGAGCAACCGATGAGTGATTTTTTTGTCCAGACAAAATCAGGCAGGGCATTTGATCTACTTGAGCCGACGCCAGCAATGGTTGACGAAGAGGACATCGCACATGCGCTCAGCATGATGTGTCGATTCAACGGCCACGCAAAGCGTCACTATTCGGTCGCAGAACACTGCGTGAACGTTTCCAAACTCTGCTACGAGGCGGGAGGAGCGGAGGCAGCGCTCGTTGGACTTCTGCACGATGCGGCAGAGGCGTACACAGGAGACATCGTTCAGCCACTCAAGCGACTGCTCGGCCCCAAATTTCGCAAGGTCGAGGATCGAATAGAAAACGCCGTTTGGCGACGCTTTGGGTTGCGAAGTTCAACCGTTAAGCACTGGATGCCCACGGCAAAGCGTTTCGACATGGCGATGCTCATGATCGAGCGACGGGTGCTTCTTGGAGAAACGTGTGAGCGCGAATGGCCTGGATATCGACAGGTCTACATCGCCGACATCAGCGCAGACACCACAGCCGATGCAAGGGCCAACTTTCTGAAAACGTTGTGTCTGTTGCGCAGCATCCTCGCGAGACATGAAACGGAAGCCCAAAGCACGACAAAGGGGGCAGTATGAGCAGCAGCCGGGACATGCAGCAGTTGTTCGACGAGTACCTGCGACTGCAAACGCAGCTCACCCAGTGCGTGACCAGGATGCTTGCTCAGCACCAAATCGAGAAGGCTGAAGAGCGCGAGCACGACGCGCCCATCAACGGCACGGTCAAGCGGCGCGTGCTTCACCTGCTCATGAACAGCCCTGACAAAGCGTTCGGGCCATCCGTCATCGCTCGCATACTCAAGGCGTCCAAAGACTCGGTGTATGTCGCCCTGCACTGGCTCGTGTTCGAGAAGCAGATCATCAAAGAGTCCTACGGGCTATACCGCGCCATCGTCCCCAAGGAATAAGGCTCACAGGTCAGGGCCCGCATCGTCCCACCTACCCACCATGCTACGCTGACTGAGAACAAGGTGGATCAATGGCGTTCGTGAAAGGCAAGTCGGGCAACCCAGGCGGACGCCCGAAGATCATCGAAGAGTTTCGCGCTGCATGTCAGGAGTCGTGGCCCGAAGTGCTCGACACATGGAAGACCGTGATGAAGACCGGCGACCCATACTCACAGGTGAAGGCAGGCGAGGCGATTGCGGCCTATGCGTTCGGCAGGCCTGCCGCATCCGTGGCGTTTGAAGACCCGAACGGCGCAGTCAGCACACTCGCTGATGTGATTCGTCGAGGGCTGGGCCACGAAGACGAAGGCGCGTGACCACCCAGGCCGAAGCCAAGGCGTTCATGTTGCGGTGCCAGCGTGACCCTGTGTGGTTCGCGCGCGAGGTGCTCGGCGACGACCCGTGGCAACGACAGGCCGAGATCCTAGAGAGCGTCCGCGACAACAAGCGCACGGTGGTGAGGTCGTGCCACGGCATCGGCAAAAGCAGGCTAGCGGGTGGGATGCTGCTCCCGTGGTGGCTGTACTGTCACCCTAACTCGCGTGTGGTGACGACGGCACCCACGGCGCGTCAGGTCGAGAAGATCATCTGGAAGGAAGTCGGTGCGGCTCACGCACGAGCTGAACGTCGCGGCATCTCGCTCGGTGGTCGTGTGCTCCAAACCGAGATCAACATCGCGCCAGGATGGGACGCTATCGGGTTCACCAGCGATGACCCTAACGCGGTCCAGGGATGGCACAGCGAGCACCTGCTTCTCATCGTGGACGAAGCGAGCGGCATTGATCCCGAACTCGACGAGGCCTTCGAGGGTGTGCTGACGAGTGAGCATTGCCGGGTCATCAAAATCGGCAACCCCACGGATCCCACGGGCCCGCTAGCGAAAGAGTTCAAGTCAGCCGGCGCCGCCAAGTTCGCCATCAGCGCGTTCGATTCGCCCAACTTCACCGAGTTCGGTATCACCCGCGCAGACGTCATCGACGGCAAGTGGGAAGCCAAGATGGGCGGGGCCAGGACGCCGCGCCCGTACCTCATCACGCCTGAATGGGTGGCTGACAAGGTGCGCCGGTGGGGCGTCAACTCGCCCGCGTTCAAGTCGCGCGTTGACGGTGCGTTCCCTGAGCTGGGCGATGACACGCTCATACCGCTTGGGTGGATCGAAGCAGCACAGGCGCGCGAGTACGTGGTGAAGGACGGCGACACCAAGACGCTCGCTGTCGACGTGGCGCGCTTTGGTGGTGACGAGACTGTGTTCGGTCTGCGCCAAGGATGGCGGTACCGGACGCACAAGGCCTATCGCGGTCAGGACACGATGGCGACCGCGGGGCACGTGGTGCGCGCACTCAGCGAGACCGGAGCGAAGCACGCGGCCATCGATAGCAACGGCGTAGGTGGTGGCGTTTATGACCGCTTGAAAGAGATGGGCAAGAAGGTCGTGAGCATGGGCGCCGGCGAGGGAGCCAACGACAAGGAACGATTCCTCAACGCGCGCGCCGAATGGTTCTGGGGCTTGCGCGAGGCGTTTGAAGAAGGGCTCGTCGACATCGACCCGTTGGACGATGACTTGCTCGGCCAGCTGTCAAACCTGAAGTACCGAGTCGACTCCAAGGGGCGCATCCAAATCGAGTCCAAGGACGACATGAAGAAACGCGGCCTACCATCACCCGATCGCGCGGACACGATGGCGATGGCGTTTGCTGCGGTGGGTTCGAAGGCGATTCAGCGCCGCTCGGCTCGCGCATACAAGCGCTTCGTCTCGGCCAATTAAGCCTTGTAGTGCCGTGTGCGCTAACGCTTGCGAGCCGCCTCGTGTTGGACTCGCATGATGTCCGGTTCACGAAAATTAGAGGGAGTCGCACTGCGCACCGTGCAGCGGCTCGATGGTTGGTACAACGCGCTGACAGGGCTCGGCAACGCGCTGATGGATAAGACGGCGTCGACCCGCATGGTCGCGGCGCAAAATCAGACCGAGTCATACTACGAAGACATGTTCCATTCGGATGCGTTGGCGCGCCGAGTGGCCGAGCTGCCTGTCGACGAGATGTTCCGTCAGGGATTCACCCTTGAGCTGAAGGACAACGGCGAGAGCGTCGACGAGATTCGCACCGCATACGACGAGCTACACTGTGACGAGCAGCTTGCATGGGCGATGACGCTCGGTCGCGCGGTTGGTGGTGCAGGCCTCGTGATCGGTGCCGAGGACGGCCAGTCAGCGGACATGCCGCTCAACGAGGACGCGATATCCCGCATCCTGTGGCTGCGCGTGGTGGGCAAGGACCGACTGCGTCCGCGCACGTTCTACGCGCCGTCACATCCAAAATTTGGCCAAGTCGAAACCTACAACGTGCAATACATCTCCATCGGTGGCGGGGCTGCTACCGAGACGATGGTGGTGCATGAGACTCGCATCATCCGCTGCGATGGCGTGCGCACCACGGACAATCAGCGCGCGCGTAACAACGGGTGGGGTGACTCGGTCTATGTGGCGGTCGAGGACGCGCTCGCCAAGGTGGGCTCGTCATTCCAGGCAATCGGCCACATGTTGGTGGACGGCTCGCAGGGCAAGTTCAAACTGAAGAACCTGCAAGAGATGGTGGCCGACGAAGCTGATGGTGATGCAATCATCGAGCGTCGCATGCGCCTCATCGAGCGTGCGCGCTCCATTGCAAGGGCAGTGGTGCTCGACGCCGATGGTGAGGACTTCGAGTATTCGGAGCGCTCCTACTCGGGCGTGGCGGAAAGCGTCTACTCGCTGATGTTCTACCTGAGCGCGGTCACGGGGATACCTGTCACATTGCTCTTTGGCCGCTCGCCTGGCGGACTCAACTCGACGGGTGATGCTGACGTGCGTTTCTTCTACGACGCGCGAAAGTCGGAGCAGCAACGTGAGCTCAAGCCGAAGCAAAAGCGCTTGCTCGCTCTCGTGATGGCCGCAAAGCAGGGGCCGCTAGGGGGCAACGTTCCCGCAACCTGGGACATCGCTCACAATCCGCTTTGGCAGCTGACCGACCTGGAACAAGCACAGCTGCGCAAGACGCACGCTGAGGCTGATGCCCTCGACATCACCAATCAAGTGCTACTGCCCGAAGAGGTGGCGTTGTCTCGCTACGGCGGGGACAAGTACTCGACCCGCATCGTGATCGATGCAGGAATGCGTGAGACTCCGGAGGAAACCGAATCCACTACGAGCGTCGCAGCACCTACTGGCGAAGATGTGCAGAAGCAGGTCCTCAATGGTGCCCAAGTCGGGTCGCTGGTCGATATCGTCAAGAGCGTGTCGGCTCAGGAGATACCGCGCGAGAGTGGCGTCAATATTCTCATGGTGTCGTTCGGTCTATCGCAAGAGGTCGCCGCGCAGTTGATGGGAACCGCAGGCGCAGGATTCCAACCGGCGATAGAACCCAAGGCTGGAAATGCGAACCAGTCGGCTTGACGTGGCCACTACAGGTGCGAGGCTGCGTCGTCGCGGCGAGATGGTGCGCAAGCGGGCGCGTGGCAAGCGTCCACCGGCGGCGTTCCCGCGCGCCGCAGAGATGAGCTACACGCGCGATGTGCTGCAGCTGCTCACTATTGCACGCACCTTGGTATCCAAACACCTGTCTCCGCGTATCCCTGAGGTGCTCCGGCAGGCCCACGAGATGCTGCGAGCGGACGAGCGACGCGACCAGGACTATGCCGCAATAATTACAGAGGTGTTTGGGGAGATTCGCGTCGAATTCGAGCGACTCGTTATGGTGCCTGCTCGCAAGGCGTCGCGTGGGGTCGCGAAACAGATCGCCAGTCACAGCCGCGGGCTGCTCGACAAACAGATCAAGGCCGTTATCGGTGTCGACTTGCTGCAAGATGAGTCTTGGCTCAATCCGTTCATTGACGGATTCGTCTCGCAGAACGTGGACCTCATCCGCTCCATCCCGGCGCGCTTCTTCTCCGACATCGAGACCGCGGTGCGCGATGCTGCGTTGAGTGGGCAACGTGTGGAGTCGCTCGCCCAAGACATCGAGAGCCGCTACGACGTGAGCGAATCGCGCGCGCGCTTGCTTGCTCGTGATCAAGTCTCCAAGCTGAACGGCGACATCACGCAGGTGCGGCAAACCAGGCTCGGCATAAAAACATTCACGTGGTCGACCTCGATGGATGAGCGTGTGCGCGCATCGCACAAAGCCAAAGAGGGCAAGGTCTACAACTGGGCGAGCCCGCCTACGGACACAGGCAAACCAGGCGACGACTATCAGTGCCGATGCGTGGCGCTTCCAAACTTCGACGAGATTGAAGCCGCGATCGACAGCGAGTGAGTTCTTAAAAATTAAGGGTCGCGTGTTCGAGCGTGCTTTGTGCGCTTGACTCGTGGGTGCATTCTCTCATGCGTGAGTGTAAGGCGCGCTGACAAAGCACAGATGCAGAAGCCGACGATGACGCCGGCTGGCTATCTTGTCGTCCCCGCGAATCTCACAAGCGTTGGTGTGTTTGAGTACCGCGACACATCCGGCAACGTCACTCGCGAGCTGCGTCACCCTGACGATGTGTTCGCGGCAGACTCGCTGCAAACGCTAAACCTCGTTCCCGTCACCGACATGCATCCAGCCGCATCAGTCAACAGCGACACTGCCCACATGGTGCAGCGTGGTGCGGTCGGCAACGACGTACGGGCCGATGGCGACTTCGTTGCCGCGACTGTCAGCGTCACAGACAAGAACCTCATCAACGCAGTGAAGGCAGGCCGCCACGAAGTGAGCTGCGGCTACCAGTGCGATGTCACCAACGAGAGCGGCGAGTTCAAGGGCAAGCCCTACGACCGCCGTCAAACCAACATTCGATACGACCACGTCGCTATCGTTCCTCGGGGCCGAGCTGGCCGCGAAGTGCGCTTGCGTATGGATGGCGCTCACCAAGTCTCAGCCGACCGCGGGGACGAAGAGGATACGACGATGATCAAGATCACGCTCGACGGTAAAGAGTTTGAAGTCGCTGAGGATTTGAAGGCCGCGCTAGAAGCCGAGATGAGCAAGCTCAAGGCTTCTGCGGGTGAACAGCCAAAGAAGGACGCAGCTGATGCGCGTGCCGAGGCTCAAAAACTTCAAGGCCGTGCGGATGCACTCGCCGCTGAGAATGAGCGACTGAAGAAGCAGCACACCGATGCTGCCGATCCAGTGCGTGTGCGCGAAGCCGTGCAAAAACGCGTTGGACTTGAGCGCAATGCATCGCGCTTCCTCGGTGAGCAAAAGCTCGACGCAATGGATGACCTGGCTGTGATGAAGGCTGTCATCGCCAAGGTGCACCCTGAGCAAAAGCTCGACGGCAAGTCCGACGAGTACGTCACTGGTGCGTTCGAGTTCATCCTGTCGGCTGTGCAGTCTGAGACTGGTGTGACCCAGCTCGGTCAAGCACTCGCCAGCGGTGGCAACGCTCGCAACGACGGCGAGACCGCACACGCGGCCATGCTCAAGCGCAATCAAGAAGCCTGGAAAACCAAGACGAACTGATCCGCCATGCGCGGCTTTGAAAGGGACTAACAATGCAAACAAGCTACGCACAACCTTCGACAGCAGTGGCGGGCCAGCTCGAACCAGGACTGAGCGAGGTTCTCAGTCTGCAAAACCTCTCGACCCAGGCGGTCGAGGTGCAAGTCGGGACCGTCACCGACAGTGCCAACTATGAAATTACCCTGGCTTACACGAGCCAAGCGGGAGCCACCTACGGCAACGCCGTAACCGAGACGCCCGACTACACGGCGGATGGCACGGCGACCAAAGCGGAGATCCTTGCGGGCCTCAAAGCTGCAGTTGACGCGCTCACCAGTGGCAAGTTCACGACTCAACTCGTCGACGCAACCAATGGCCCGCTGCTCATCAAGGCAGTGCAGCCAGGCTTCGTGTTCACGTGCTCGGTTGACTCCAAGATGAGCGTCGCAGAGCAGCTCGGCGAAGTGCCGTTTGGCGCTCTCGTTGTGCAAGAGACGTTCGGCAAGTGCCGTCTGCCTCAAGTCGCGGCGGACTTTGACCTTGACCTTGCGATCGCGTCGAGCGTTCACAGCGTAGAGTCAAGCTCGTCTGGTGACCCGCGATTCGCCTACAACTCGCAGCTTCCAGGCGTGAAGTGGGGACGCGTGTGGGTGCCCGTCGAGGGTGCCGTCGCAGCAGGCGCTCAGGCTTACGCGCGCTTTGCAGCGAGCGGCTCGAACACTCAGAAGGGCAAGTTTCGCGCTGACCGTGATGGCACCGCGCAGGTGACCACCATCACCCCGACCGCCGTCAACAGCACCATCTACAACCTGGCCATCAATGGTCGCGCCTATGCGATCACTTCAGATGGTTCGGCCACTGCAACCGAAATCGCGGCGGCGTTCATCGCACTGATCAACGCTGACGCTGACGTCGGCGTCACCGCATCGGGCACGGCCACGTTGGTCCTCACTGCGAACGTTCCAGGCGTGCCATTCGTGGTGTCGCTTGGCGCAAACCTCGCAGCTGCCGCGACCACTGCCAACGCGTTGAAGGCTGGCAAGGTCGAAGGCTGCAAGTACCTCACATCAACAAGCGGAGCTGGTCTCGCGCTTATGCAAGTCAAACTCTGATCACTTCCTGAGTGAGCAAAGGAAAGGCACGAGATGAAAACGAATCAGCAACGCAACGACGCAGGTGAATCACTGTTCATGGCACGTCAACTCGAACACATCGAGTCGACGGTATATCGAAAAGAATTTCCCGAGTACCTGGCGCGCTCACTGTTTCCTGTGAGCAACGAAGGTGGTCCGGGCGTGAAGCTCATCACCTACAAGATGCTTGAGCGCGTGGGCCAAGCCCAAGCCATCAGCGACTACGCGAAGGACTTCCGTCGCGTGAACCTGAAGGCGACCGAGCACTCCGCAAAGGTGAAGGACTTCGGCGAGTCCATCAGCTACTCAATCGACGAGACGGAGTCCGCTAAACGAAACGGATTCAACCTCGATGGTGAGTACGCTGAGGCGGCACGCGAGGGCTACGAGCAGACCTTCGATGAAGTTTGCTTCAATGGCGACGCAGCGCATGGGATCGTGGGGTTCAACTCGAACCCAAACATTCCGCTGTACACTGTTGGCACTGGCGTGGGTGGCAACACCTGGGCGTTGAAGACCTCCGACGAAATCGTCACGGATGTTTCGACGCTGATCTCTTCGGTCATCTCTCTGACCAAGGGTCGCGAGCGCGTGAACACGGTGTTGCTGCCGGACGTCAGCTTCGAGCTGATCTCGCGCAAGCGCCTGACCGACTCTAGCGAGTCTGTCTTGTCCTACTTGCAGAAGGTCAACCCAGGCGTGCAGTTCATCGGCTGGTGGCGCATGAACGACGCTGGTGTCTCCGGCGTCAAGCGCATGACTGCATACAAGCGCGATCCAAGCCGCTTGCAAGCACGCGAGCCAGAGGCGTTCCAAATCTATCCGTTCCAGCAAGACATGCTGACGTTCAAGGCGCCTGCAAAGGGCAAGATCGGCGGCGTTGTTGTCCGCTATCCGCTGAGCGCTGCGCACATGGACGGCCTCTAAGATTCATCGCCTCACGTTGGTGGGGTTCAAAAATTCACGGGGAGAATAGGCAGGCATGAGCATGATCATCGTCAATAACCACACGCAGCGCATCATCGGCTATCCGCAACCCATCGCGCAGGGCTCCAATGTCAGCGAGATGGTGCGGCTGATGCCGGGCCCGAACCGCATCGAGGCTGACAGCTTCAAGTTGTTCCGTGACTCGGTGCTGTTCAAGGCACTGCAGGCGCAATCGGATGTGGAGGTCATCGAAGCAGGTGACATCGCAGGCCTCGATGCTGGGAAAGCTAAGTTGCTTGTGGATGAGTGCGTGAGTCTGTCGACGCTCGAAGGCTGGGGCGAGACTGAGAAGCGCAAGGACATCAAGAAGGCGATCGATGCTCGTGTGAAGGTGCTCGAAAAAGCGCTGTCCACCGAAGAGGACGCCTGATTAAATGGCAACGACGGCTGCACAGCTCAAGGCTCGCTTCACCGAGTTCGCATCGGTGAGTGATGACCTTGTGACTGAGTGGCTGGGTGTTGCCATCCGCCAGATGAACCCTGACCGATGGGGCGGCAAGCTCGCTGATGGTCAGATGCTACTTGCGGCACACTTGATGAAGGCCGGACGAATCGGCTCCGAGTCATTGCCGTCGGCAGCTCGCGGTCCTGTCGTATCGGAGGCCGTTGGCAACGTGTCGCGCAGCTATGCGGTCGACGCGTCTAGCAGCCACTCCTACGCATCCACGTTCTACGGTCAGCAATACCTAGAGCTCAAGCGCGGCTTGTTCCGCAGCCCGTTGGTTGCGTGATGGGCTTCAGCTTTCAAGACGCAGACAACGGGTGGAAAGCCATAGGGCGCGCCATCGATAACGCTCGCGACCGCGACGTGAAGGTGGGAGTGCAGTCTGACGCTGGCGGCGAACTAGTGAACGTGGCGACGTGGAACGAGTACGGGACGAAGCATATCCCTGCCCGCTCGTTCGTGCGCTCGGCCATCGACAAGGGTGTCAGCGAGATTGCAAGGGCCGCGGGTGAGTTCGGTCGCCGCGTGTTGTTCAACGCGGAGTCGCAAGAGGTCGCGCTCGGCAAGCTTGGCCTCGTGGTCGCGCGCAAGATCCAAGAGCAGATTCGGTCGAACGTTCCGCCACCGAATGCGCCCGAGACTATCGAGCGCAAGAAGTCGAGCAAGACGCTTATCGACAAGGGCCAGCTGCGCCAGTCGATTCGCCACAAGGTCGTCGATCGGAGCGAGCCATGATGGATATGGCAGAGACGATCGGCTCATTCGCGGAAGCGATAGAGATCATGCGGTACCCGTCACCTGTGTTCGTCGAAGGACGAGCGCTGAACGGGAAGCCGACGAGCACGACAATCGATGCCGTCGTTCAGCCGACCACCGGCCGCGACGTGCAGCGATTGCCTGAGAACCTGCGCGAGACGGAAAGCATCGCCGTCTGGTGCGAGTATGAGCTTCGAGGCGCAAGCGTCGAGGGTCGCACGCTATCCGATCGCGTCGTATGGGAAGGCCGTCAGTACGAGGTCAAGAACATCGAGCGTTGGAAGAACCTCGGCAACTACGTCAAAGCAATCTGCACGCGGGTGGGCCAATGAGCGCACCTGCTACGGTCATTGATTGGGAGGCAACGCAGAGCTGTTTGTGGCGCTGGGTGGTCGACCAAACCGGGTTATCAGATGACGCTGTTCTGTGGGGCCGCCAGGGCGTTCCGCAGGCATCGCGTCCGTTCGTGTCGCTAGACATCGTGTCGGGTCCTGAGATGATCGGCAACGACTCCGAGACCTATCACTACCAAGAGGACCAGCCGACCGGGCAGGAACTCGCAGTGATGCAAACGGGAGCGCGACGCTTCACGTTGTCCATCAACGCATTTGTTGGCGCACGGGATGACTCCGCTGGTGAGTCGCTCATGTTCGGTAACAACGCGGTGGCCTACGTCTCTAAGCTGCAAGAGAGCCTGGACCTGCGCACCGTGCGTGAGAAGTTGCTCGACGCGAACATCACCATCAGCAACGTGCAGCCCGTCGTTCAATTTCTGCAGAACGAAGGTGACGAGATCATCTCTCGCGCCTCATTCGATATCGCCTTTTTCGTCGCTGGCTCACGCGAGGTGAACCGCACGACCTACGTAGAACGCATGATCGGTGTGGTGGCGTTGCAGCCGCCTGAAACCGAAGTGCCATTCGACATCACACTGGAGAGCTAACCGATGAGCATGGACAATATCGTTGTAGTCAACGTCACAGGCTCCGCGCCACCAGTCACTCAGGCCTCGTTCGACATCATCATGGTCGCGGCCTACCACACGTTACCTGACCGGGTGATGACGTTTGAGAGCCCTGACGATGTAGACACCGCATTCACTGGTGCGGGCGGAAACGCTGCGATTCGTGCGGCCTGCGCTGCTGCATTCGCATCGTCTCCTCGCGTGCCCAAGGTGAAGGTGGGCAAGGTATCCAACGCGAGCACGAAGGTGTTCACGCTGGCGCCAGTCGCGGCCATCAACTCAAAGCTGGCTCGCATCGTCATCAATGACCTGGAAGCTGACTTCACCACTGATGGCACGGCCACGGTGCAAGAGATTGTCGAAGGTTTGAAGGCAGCGATCGACGCGCTTGCAATCACCGGCGTCACCACAAGCGAAGACAACACCACGCTCACGATCACTGGTGCGGCGGGCACTTGGTTTCATATCGAGGCCGGCCCCGAGTGCGGCAACGAGGTGCCATTCACCATCACCGAGACCACGGCAGACGCTGGCTACGCGGCATCACTCGCGCTCATTCAGCAAGCTGACAGCGATTGGTTCGGGCTCGTCGCGCCAGACCACTCGGACGCAGTGATCAACGCGGTCGGTGCGTGGGCGCTGACGAACAAGAAGCTCTACGGCGCGTCTACCCAAGACACGATCGTGGCTACCAGCTCGACCACAGACATCGGCAGCGACCTCGAAACCGCGTCGAACAATCTGACGTTCCTGTTCTACCACCAAAACCCTGGATCGTTCCCCGAGGCTGCGGCGATGGGGAAGGAGTTCCCATACACGGGCAAAGAGAACGGACATGGCACGTACATGTTCAAAATTCTGCCCGGCATCGCTGCGACCACGCTCACGTCGACAGAGCGCGGCCACCTGGACGGCAAGAGCGTCAACTACATCTCCGCGATTGGTGGGCGGAACATCGTCATCAACGGCAAGGTGTCGAGCGGATCGTTCATCGACAAGGAAGCCGGTGACATCTGGTACAAAGCGCGACTGCAAGAGCGGGCGTTCGCCGCGATCACCGATGGCCGCAAGATCCCTTACGAGAAGGCCGGGCTCAACATCCTTGAGCAAGTCGCGCGCGAACAAGTGAAAGAGGCGCAGCGCTACGGCTTCATCGCCAAGGACCGCGCGCCAGTATTCACCGTCATCGAGGTCGCTGACCAGAACGCCAACGACCGAGCGAACCGCATCATGCGCGGCATTCGTACCGAGGCCTACTACTCAGGCGCCGTCCACAAGGCCGAGTTCGACGTCGTCCTGTCCACCTAATCGCTGACCGAAGAGGAGCACACTCATGTCACTGCGCGCGTATAGTTCGAAGGATCACTCCATCATTGTTGGACCGGCGCCGATGGTCCGCTTAGGCGAGCCAGGCTTCGAGCTGAAGATGAATGGTAAAGACACGATTCAGATCGGCTCATCCGGTGAAGGGACCATCATCAAGTCGCCTGACCGTTCGGGCACGCTGATGCTGCACCTCTCCCGCGATAGCGAGAGCAATGCGATCTTGTCGGGCTACCGAGCCTTGCAGAAAAACAACCCCAACGGGTTCGCTGTGCCGTTCATGGTCAAAGACCTGAATGGCGCCACGACGGTTTTTGCTGCACAAGCGATCGTTTCAAACGATCCCGACCTGTCGAACCCCAAGGGTGATGCGCCCGATGTGGTGTGGGAGTTGATCTCAGACGACATCGAGGTCGGCTACGCTGGCACCGTCGCACCTTCGAGCCCGGTGTAATCGATGGAACGCACACCACCAGTCAAAGAGATCGACGGCGCAAACTACGAAGTTTTGGCGATGCCGGTTGACCCAAGCACCGAGTTGTTCTTCCGCATCGGCAAGGTGCTCGGACCAGCGCTCGCAGAGGCGAAAGGCATCTCGCTTGAGGCTAAGGTCAACGTGCAATTGCTCGGTCCGATGGCCGCGCGCTTGCTGATGAGCGCTGACCCCAAGGAAGTGCAAGCCATCTACAAGAAGGCGTTTGAGTACGTGCGCCGTGATGGTGTGCCGCTCGATAAAACCTACGCGGTGATGTTCGCCGGCAAGCTGGCGACGATGGTGAAGGTGCTCGGCCACTTTCTGCGAGTCACCTACGGGGATTTTTTCGAGCTGTTGAGCGTCGACGAACAGCAAGACGCTCAACAGAAGTAGCAGCTGACGACGGTGTGAACTGGTTCGTGATGCGGCCAGTACATGCTGGGTGGGCGACGCTGACCGAGGTCAAGCACCAGCTGACCCTGTTGGACGTGCTGGAGATGCACATCGCGATGGACGCTGTTCAGGATGCTGAGCGGCGAGCCGTCGAGGAAGCGCGGAGGAAACGATGATCGTGCGCGAGTTAGTGGCCCGGCTGGGCTTGGACTTCGACGGCACGGGCTTCGTCCGCGCAGAGAAAGCCATTGGCACACTGACTAAGCAGATTGGCTCTATCGCTGGTCTTGGCGCTGTGTGGGTCGCTGCGGCGGGCGGTATCGCGGTACTCACGAACGAGGCAATCGATCAGGCTGACGCGCTCAAGGACCTAGGCGACGAACTCGGCACGTCCACGCAATCGATCCAACAGCTCGGATTCGCAGCCACGATGTCGGGTTCCAGCGCCGAGTCGATGACTGCCGGTTTGTCCGTTCTCAACCGCACCGTAGGCGAGGCGCTCACCGGAAACGAAGGCGCGGCAAAAGCGTTCTCGGCGCTTGGCATCTCTATCAAGGGTGCGGACGGCCAGGCACGATCGACCGACGAAGTTTTCTTTGAGGTAGCCGACGCTATCGCCGCAATCGAATCACCAGCCGAGCGAGCCGCCACCGGGATGGAGTTCTTTGGTCGCGAGGGTCGCAAGCTGGGGCCGTTCCTCGCGCAAGGCTCAGATGCGATCCGACAGCTTGGCGAAGAAGCGCTCGCTACGGGTGCCGTTTTCGATACCGAGTTCGTCAACAAGTCGGGAGACTTCAACGATGCGATGGACCGCATCCGCGCGCGCCTGACTGGCATTCGCAACGTGATGGCCAACGCGTTCATGCCGATCATGACGCGAGGGTCGAAGGCTATCGAGGCTTTCTTCAAACTCATGCAGCCAACACTGCTGAGCGTGTTCGAGAGCGGCGTGCGTCTCGTGGCGGCACCACTTCGCGCGCTGGGTGATGGCATCGGTTTTGTCGCAGACCAAGTGACAGCGCTGCAGGAATACTTGGGGCCTCTGTTTAACAACCTGCTTGCCATCGTGGGAGTCACGGCATTGCTGGCGCTTGCGTTCCTCTCGCCAGGCATCGCGCTGTTCCTACTCGGTGCGCTCATTGCTGCGATCTTGGAGGACTTCCAAACGTTCCTTGATGGCGGCGAATCAGTGATCGGCGACCTCATCGATTCGTTCGGCAACTTCGTCGGCGAGATCGGCGAGCTGTTCACGGGACTCGGCCAGAGCATCGCGGACTTTTGGACCAATACGATCCAGCCACCGATCGATGATTTCTTCGCGTGGGTGAGTTCAAAGATCGATGCGTTCTCGTCCAGCATCAAGAGCTTCGTCGGCTCGATTCCGGGAGCGTCGCTTATCTCGGGTGGTATCGGCGCGGTGGGCTCGTTCATTGGTGGTGGTGCTGCGAGCCCTGCGGCTGATGCCTCGCAGCGTGTGCCGACAGCCATCGCGCAAAATCAAAGCACCGTGGTGGCTCCAAGCACCAACACACAAATCACCGTCAACGCGGCGCCAGGACAGTCAGCAGAAGACGTTGGCAAGTCGGTTCAAGAGCGCTTCACCGATCATCTCTCAGACGAGATTCAAGCCGCGTTCGGCGCGCTCGTCCCCGCGGTGAGGTGACCGATGGCGATAGCAGACCTACTCTCAAACCGCCGCGTCACGATCACGAACGAGAGCAACCTCACGGTCACGCTCGATGTGACGCTGAACGCAAAGCACACGCGGCAGAACGACGTCACAGAATCACCCGTCGAGGATGGCACAACCAAGACCGACAACGTGCGCCCAAAGCCCACGCGGCTCGTCCTGACCGGGATTCTGAGCAACGCCCCGATTGGATTCATCCCGAAGATACTCGAGGACAACATCGCGCGGGACGGCTTCGAGCAGCTTGAAAAGTTCTGGAAGGCTGCCGACCGGCTCACCATCATCACGCCGCTTGCCGCCTACGATGGCATGGTCATCGAGAGCCTGGAGAGCGACCAGGACAACGTCAACGTGGCGCCCATCACGATCGCCTTCAAGCGTATCGAGACAGCATCATCACGCGTCGTCTCGGTCCCGCAAAAGCCCCGCGACGTGAAGAAGAAGAAGCTCGGCAAGAAGCCTGCACCACCAGCGAAGCCGAATGTTTCGGTGCTTGCTAGGGCGCGCAATGCACTGACGGGAGGCTGATCTATGCGCCTGATTCCGACGCGCACAGACCTCACCAACTACGAAGTGACCGTCGAACTAGACGGCGCAGACTTTGATCTTCGCTTCCTCTGGAACGACCGCGACGAGACTTGGTACCTCACCATCTCAGAAACGCAGTCGACCACGATTGACGCTGATACAGGCGAGAAGGTGCCGCTACTGGCTGGCGTACCGATCGTGATTGGCGTGCCGCTCCTTCGCGTGTTGCGCGGGTCCGTGCGTCCCTCCGGCGAGCTGATCGCGTATGACACGAGCAACCTCGGACGTGCGCCAGGACTGACTGACCTCGGCTCACGTGTGCAGCTGTTCTACGTCGAAGCCTCCGAGCTGGTGACCTGATGGCCACGGGTGAACTCTTCGGGCGCATCGCATCGGTGCAGGTAGACGAACTCGAGTTCGAAGACCTTCGCGTTGCGTTTGAAGCGACGAAGACGATCACCAAAGATCCCAACAAGCTCGACCTCAAGATATACAACCTCAACGAGCAAAGCCGTGGCCGCATCCAGAAGCAGGACGCCGTGGTCATCGTCCAAGCTGGCTACGTCGGGACAGGGTTATCGCAGATATTCAACGGTAACGCGCGCACCATCGCGCACAGCTACAGCGGCGTTGACTGGATCACGAAGGTGGCGTGCGGCGATGGTGAGAAGGCCATCAGGACCGCGCGTATCTCGAAGTCGTTCAAGGCAGGCGTCGACGCGAAAGCGGTGTTCAGGGACTTGCTCGGCGCTGTAGGCCTACCGTCCGGCAACGCGCAAAAGACTGTCGACTCGGCATCAATGCGCGGGCTCGGTGCGTTCACCAGCGGCTTCTCTCTTCAGGGTAGCGCCTACGATCTGCTTCACGAGCGCGCGCGTGCTGCAGGCCTGCGTCTATTTGTTCACGACGGGCAGCTACAGATGCTCGGCGACAAAGACACGACCGTCGACACAGCCGTCTATTTGAGTGCGGACACTGGCCTCAAGGGCTCACCTGAGCGCGGCGAGAAGGGCGTGGTGAAGGCCCGCTCGTTTCTCAATCCGGACATCTTTCCGGGCCGTCGCGTGCAGCTCGATTCGCTCGTCATCAAGGGCGTGTTCCGCTGCGAGAAGGTGACCCACAAGGCCGACACTCACGGCGGCGCAGACGACTGGGAGTCAACCATGGAGCTGAAAGAAGTATGACAGAGAGAGCCGTCAGCCTTGCCACGCTCCTATCGTACACGCGGCAGCTCACCAAAGAGACGCTGTATAGCGCGCTCCCTGGTGCCATCGTTGCGTATGACCCAGCGACCCAACGAGCCGACATCAAGCCTCAACTCAAGTTCACGCTGCGCGATGAGTTTGCGGGCAAGGAAATGCTCGAAGACCTCCCGACCATTTGCGACGTGCCGATCATGTTCCCGCGCTTCGGCGAGTTCATGATGACGATGCCGGTCGCCGTGGATGACACGGTGCTGCTTGTGTTCTGCGATCGGTCCATCGACAAGTGGAAGACCAACGGTGGCAACGTCGACCCGATTGACCTTCGCTCGCACGACATCAGCGACGCGGTGGCCATCCCCGGCTTGTACCCTAAGCCGGAAGTGCTGCCGTCAACGCTCTCGACAGGGATGGCGCTCGGAAAGATCGGCGACACCACGCTTCAGATTCACATCGATGGGACCAGCATCAACCTAGGCGGGCCGGGGGCGGTCGAGTTCGTGGCGCAGGCGACCAAGACGCTGACGCAGTTGACGGCGCTGGCGACGAATATGACAACAAACTATGCAGCAATTCTCGTCAACCTGAGCGCGATTAATGCGTTTTTCAACGCTGCACCGGGGCCGATCAATTCGGCAGGTGCGGGAACAATCCCAACGCCGTATGTCATCGTTCCACCAACCGCACCCAGTAGCGTCGCAGCGACGAAAGCGAAGGTGCTCTGATGGAAGACCTACTCCTCGACTCAAGCGGCGACATCACGATCACAGACGACGACCTAGTGCTGAGCACGGGGCTCGACTCGGTTCGTCAGCGAATCAAGATGCGCCTGCGGATGTTCAAGGGCGAAATCTTCATCGACACTGCGCTTGGCACACCACACTTCGACTCGACTTTTGCGCGACGCCCGGACCTCGACCTGATGAAGTCTGTCTACCGCAAGGTCATCGGTGAATCCGAAGGCGTGGTCGAACTCGTGTCGCTCACTGTCGAGCTACCCAGCACACGCATCCTGAGCGTTAAGGCTGAAGTGCTCGCAAGCGATGGACAGCGCATCGTTCTAGTCGACACACTGGACCTTGGAGACTTGTAGCCATGCCGTATGGCGTTACGCCTCAGGGGTTCGTGCCGAAAACTACCGAGGACATCCTCGAAGACATTCGCGTGCGACAAGAGGCGTCGTTCGGCCCAACATTCTTGGCTCGCATCGTCACGTCGGTGGTGGGTCTGCTCAACGCGATCTTTGCCGCGATGCTTGCTGACGCGTGGCAGCTCGCCAACAATGTCTATCGCAGCTTCTACCCTGACACTGCCGAGGGGGTGTGCCTCGACTACGTGGCGCAGATTCACGGTGTTCAGCGCAGGGTCCAAAGCAAGAGCACGGTGCATTTGTTGTTCAAGGGGAGCCCAATCGGCACGGTGATTCCAGCGGGCACGGTCGTCAGCCATGCAAGCACCGGCGTGCGCTTTGTGACCATCGAAAGCGGCACGCTTGCCAGCCTCTTCGTTCACGGCACGTCCGCTTTTGTAGAGTCTGAAGCGGAGGACTACGGCCCGGTTGAGGCCGCAGCCGGAACGCTTACCGTCATTGAAACGCCTGTGGCTGGCATCAGCCAAGTGACTAACTACAACGTGGACGCCGAGCTGGGTCAGTTCACCGAGACAGACGAAGAGTTCCGCCTGCGTCGCGAGCAAGAGCTTCGTGCGCAAGGGGCCTCTGTCGCGTCAGCCATTCGTGCAGACCTTTTGCAGGTAGAGGACGTGGTTGCGGCCAAGGTGTTCCTCAACAAGACCGACGCCACCAACTCAGACGGACTGCCGCCGCATAGCTTCGAGGCGGTCGTGCTTGGTGGCGATGCTGACGACATTCGCGCGGTGATCCTGGACTCAGAACCAGCGGGAATTCAGTCGCATGGGACCACCTCGGGGACCGTCATGGACTCCGAGGGCGTCAATCAAACGATCAAGTTTTCATACGCTGATGAAGAGCCTGTCTACGTCGACATCGAGGTCGTGACCGATGCGGCTGACTACGCTGGCGATGATGCGCTAAAAGCTGCAATCGTTGAGCTTGGCGACACGCTCGCGCTCGAAGCGTTTGTGCGCGGCAACAATGGCAACAACGAGAACGACTTCATCTATAACAAGCTGTTCACGGCGGCTTACAGCGTCGCGGGTGTCAAAGAGGTCACGACCCTAGAAATAGGACTGACAGCGAGCCCCTCCGGTACCGCCAACATCGCACTCACCTCACGACAGATTGCGACGTTCGACACCTCGCGCGTGACGGTGCTCTGATGGCAACGCCCGCCAAGATCGTATCGTTCGTCAAGCGCGGGCTTGAGCTTGTAGTCACTCAGCTCCGCGGCAAGACCAAGTTTGAAGCGCTGCTATCGTCCTACCTTGCTGAGATCGACGAGATCGAAACGGCACTGTGGGAGATTCAGGAGAATCGTTGGCTCGACACTGCCGAGGGTGAGCAGCTCGACGGGCTTGGTCGCATTCTCGGCGCACGTCGCAACGGGGATGACGAGCAGTATCGCTTGCGGCTACGCGCTCGCATTCTGATCCTGCTGTCGAGCGGAACCATTCCGCAGATCCTGCGTGTGTTCCGCTTGCTCGTAGATGCTGACGCTACGATCACCTACACAGCGCGCTACCCCGCTGCCTATCAAGTGCGTGTCTCAAACCAGGCACTCGAAGACTACGCGCTCACCGAGCTAACCCTTGCGCTCACTGAGACCTGCCCTGCTGGCGTGAACGGGCAACTGCTCTACCAGGTGTCAGAGGACGCTGACACGTTCACATTCTCTTCTAGTTCGGCCTTCGAGGCGAGCACCGCGCAGGGCATGGGCGACACATCTAACGCGGCGACCGGGGGAGAATTCTCCGGCGCTGTACTGGCGTAAATTCATGGCGAAGCCGACCGACGATCTTGAGTGGGCCACAGACGGAAGCGCGGCGGTTGTTGAGCCTACGCTTGGGCAGAAGATCGTTGGCTGGATCACGGGCAACAAGCCACCGGCACAATGGTTTAACTGGTGGATGCGTGCCGTGTACCGCTGGGTCGATTGGCTAGATGAATCGTCAGACTACCAACGCGATACGCTAGGTCGTGTAGTTACCAGAAACTGGAAAGCGCGGTCTGCTGCCGCCACCAACGCATGGATTAGCGTAGCGTGGTCACCGACCCTAAAACTCTTTGCTGCGGTTTCATACACGAACACCAACCGGGTGATGACGTCCCCTGATGGAGAAACCTGGACGTCTCGTACAGCAGCTTCAGACATTAGCTGGAATTCAGTCGCATGGGACCCAGACAACGCAATATTTGTCGCTGTTTCGGGGGATGGAACTAATCGAGCAATGACGTCCCCTGATGGGATTACTTGGACGTCTAGAACAATGCCTGGGACCGAGAGCTGGCAACAGGTTGTTCGGTACACCACTGGCGGCGTGTTGGCGGCAGTGTCGTACTCTGGTGCCGTCGCAACATCACCCACTGGGGTAACATGGACTGCCCGAACAGCAGCTGCGGCGAATCAGTGGAACGGCGTGGCTTGCTCGGCGTCTCTTTTGGTTGCCGTTTCGGGCAACGGTACCAACCGGGTGATGACGTCCCCTGATGGGATTACTTGGACGTCGAGATCAGCAGCGGCTGCAAATCGATGGCGTGCGGTTTGCTACTCGCCTGAGTTGTCTCTTTTTTGTGCCGTATCCGACACGGGGACAGACCGGGTGATGACGTCCCCTGATGGGATCACTTGGACATCACGCACGGCGGCAGCGGCGAATGCTTGGCGTGCTGTTTGTTGGTCCCCCGAGCTGAATCTGTTTTGTGCGGTTTCTGAGGATGGTGCGTCTCGGGTGATGACGTCCCCTGATGGGACCACCTGGACCTCGAGAACCGCGACCGAAGCCAACTCATGGGCCGGTGTTGTTTGGTCTTCGCTCAACGGCATGTTTGTCGCGGTTGCTGAGAGTGGCACCAACCGAGTGATGACTACGCTATGAGTCGCACACGCAAACCACGCGACATCACGATCAAACGCGGTGACACGTATCGCGACGTGTACACGCTGCGAGCAAGCGGTGCGCCCATCGACATCACCTCCTACGACTTCTTGGCGCAGCTGCGAGAGTCGGCGGACTCGGCCACGATCCTTGCGACGTTTGACATTGACGTCATCGACGCGGCGGCGGGTCAGTTCGCGATGGTGCTCGATGCGGCGACTACTGCCGCGCTCGATACGGTCGCAGTGAGCGTCGCTGCTTGGGACATTCAGTTCACGTCCCCAGGTGGTGACGTGGTGACGTTTGATGGAGGCGTCGCTCGATTGAAGAGCGATGTCGCGAGGACCTAATGGCTGACATCGAAGTCACTGTAAGGCCCACGTATATCGACGTCGAAGTGAAGGGCGGCGTGCTGCTTGGTAGCGGCGGCGGCGCGGACTTGAGCGACGATACTCCCGAGGCGGTTGGCACTGCGGATGCTGGCGCGGCCACCGAGGCGGCGCGAGCAGATCACGTGCATGCGCACGGCTCGCAGACAGACGGGACCCACCACGGCGTCGCTAATGCTTCGCGCAATGGTTTCGTGCCCGCATCGCCTGCGTCTCAGTACGCGGTGCCGATGGACGACGGGGCTGGCGCGATTGCATGGAGCAAGGTGAAGCCGTTCATGCTTGCACCAAACTTTGATGCCTCGCTCTCTGGTGGTGGCACGGTTGAGGTAGGCGCGACTGTCGCCACGCCAGCTTTCACCGCAAGCTACGTTGACGGCCCACCGACTACAGCAACGCTCACGGACAACGATGGCAACGCTGCGCAGAACGTAGTGAGCACTCCTTCATCGTTCGCGTCCGCATATAGCTTCACCAAGACGGCGAACAACGCCTCAGTGACGTTCACGCTTGCAGCGACCAAGGGCGTCGAGTCGGACAGCGCGCAAGCAAGCTATGCGTGGCGGCCCCGTGTTTATTGGGGCGTCGGTGTGGATGGACTCACGACCGAGGCGCACATCGAGGCGCTTGCAAACAACGCGCTCGCATCGTCACGCTCTCGCTCGTTCACGCTGGCGCCAGGCTCAGGCGAGCACATGTATTACGCTTTCCCCTCAAGCTACGGCACGCCAACGTTCACTGTCGGCGGGTTCGAGGGCGGCTTCGATCTTGTCGGTACCGTCAGCGTCACCAACGCAAACGGCGTCGCGCAAAACTATCTCCTCTACAAATCGACTAACGCAAACCTCGGCAGCACGAACGTGGTGGTGACCTAATGCCCGTCCTAGTCATCGACACCATCGAACCGAAGAACGCGGGCACGTTCCCGATTGTGGACTCGACTGATGTTAAGGGCGGGCACCACGAGGTAGCAGACAACACAGCGCGCGACGCCATTCCCGCGGCCAAGCGTTCGCACGGCATGCTTGTGTTCGTGCAAGCGAGCGGCACCACCTACGAACTCGGCGCCGACCTCACCACGTGGGCAACGTTCTCGTCCGGTGGAGGTGGCGGCGGTACCGGAGACGTCGAGGGCCCGGCCTCATCGACTGACAACGCGCTTGCTCGCTTTGATTCTACGAGCGGGAAGATCATCCAAAACAGCGCCGTCACTGTCGACGACAGCGGCAACATTGCGACGAGCGGCACCGTCGACGGACGCGACGTCAGCACAGACGGAACCAAGCTCGACACGATTACCGTCGCCAACATCCCAAGCGCAGACCAGAAGGCCGCACTCGCCGGCAGCTCTGGCACGCCCGGCGCTGGCAATACTTACGTGACCGATGCGGACGCGCGCATGACCAACGCGCGCACGCCTAGCGCTCACGCAGCATCGCACAGGGGCGGCGGCTCGGACGTCATCGACAACGCAACCACCACTGTCGCCGGGCTGATGTCTGGGACGGACAAAACGAAGCTGGACGGCATTAGCGCTAGTGCTGCCGCACTCACAGCATCGGCACCCGAGAACGTCACCAAAGCCACTGCAGCGGTGGGCGTTGCGACTGCGGCGGCGCGCGCCGACCATAAGCACGACGTCGCTACAGCAAGCGCTTCATCGCTGGCACCAGGCGGCAGCAACGCGGAGGGCTCATCGACGAGCCTCGCGCGCGCCGACCACACGCACGCTCTGCCAGCATACGGCACGAGCACCTCAACGATCGCGCAAGGCGATGATTCACGTTTTCCTACAGCCGGGGAAAAACAAGCGCTCGTCGGCACGACAGGGACGCCGAGCACTACTAACCCCTACGTCACGGCGCTTGATGAACGACTTGGAGCAAAGGCGACCGCCGATATTATTCTTTCCGTCACTACCGGTGGCAATGATTCTAACGCCTCACGACCGACGTTCATCACAGGCGGCGATTACTCCGCGTATCCCTATCTCACAATCCAAGCCGCGCTAAATGATTGCGCCCGACAGCTCGTCAATGAAACAGTGTTGATTGAGATCGGCGCGGGAAGCTTTGCAGGCAACGGCATCCGTGGCTTTGTTGGTCCATCACTTGCCGTTGCGCTTCGTGGTACGTGGTCCCTAGCTACACTTACGAGCGGGCCTAACTCCTTCACTGCGAACACTGGCACCACCGCGACATCACTTGTGCGCAATGGCGGCTCGGGTTGGACCGTCAACAACCTTCGCAACAAAATCGTCAAGGTCACGAGCGGCGGTGGTTTTTCTGATTCACTTATCAACGAAGGCATCGGCGTCATTAAAAGCAACGATGCCAACACAGCGTTGCTTGAAGGCACCGGTATTTTCGGGATGGACAACTCCTCAGTTGTTCAAATCGTGGACCCTGGAACACGAATCTCGACCGGCTCCTCTGAGCCAGCAGTCTTCGGTGATGCTGGTATCAGTGTGTTCGGCAACGTCGCCGATATCATTCTGTCTCGAATCCGTATCGCGTTCACGGATTCAACTTTCTACGGCCTCGTCACAAGCTCGAACGGTTGTCAGATTGTCGTGCAAGGGTGCTCGCTTGGCGCGGGCTTCCACTACATGGCTAACGACAGCTACCACTATTGGAATAACAACGTTCTTGAAGATGGCGCGAACGTTTATTTCGACAACGTGAAGTCTATTGCGAGCTACGGCATCGTCGCCGGCGACGCGATCATTGACGTTAGCAAGTTCACGTCGGCAGTGCTCGACTACAATAACTTCTCGGGCGCGGCTGGCAACGCGTTGAAGGTCTATCGTGGTGTCTATGCCTTGATTGGCCTTGCTGCTAATAGCTGCACGGCGACGCCGCTCGTCATGCAGAACGTTCACAATATGGGCGTCGGCGCCGCTGGCATCACAGGCACTAACGCAGGCGCGTCTTTCGGCATCGAGGTCAGTGACAGCGGTCAGTATTCGCTGAACGGCGCAACGATGACCGGCGCTAGCGACGTGTCGATTGAAGGCAAGACAGTCAGCTACGCAACACTTGGCGCGCAAGGCACGACACGGCGACGTGGCACCATCATTCATTGGGGCAGTGGCCGCGAGCGCATGTTGCAAAAAATCTACATCCCCGTGGATGGTAGCGACCCTGGCGATGAGCTTCAAACGGATGGCGACGGTGTGTTCGGTGGTCGTATCAAAGTCTACGGCCAGCTTACTCCACTTGGTGCGGCGGCTGGTACCATTGCGGCGGCGGGTGCGTCGCAAGGCACGGCGACCGCGCTCAAATATATTTCGTCAGTGATCAACAGTGGTACCGGTGGCGTTATCCTGCAAGCATCCGGCGTCGGCTCGGGCGATGGGCAAGTGGTCCAGTGGGGGTGGAACCGTACCGGCTCCACAGTCAATCTGTACCCACCAAGCACTGGAGCTATCAACAGCGGCACCGCTGATATACCGGTCAGCTTGCCAGCGAACTCGTTCTTCATTTCAGCGTCGCGAGGCGCGAATGACTTCGAGGTCACCGTACTCTTACCCGAGGCATCACTCGCGCTTGCCAACATCAGCGGCACACTTGCTATCAATAAAGGTGGCACGGGGCAGACCTCGCAAACCGCGGCAATGGATGCGCTGAGCCCCACCACAACTAAAGGCGATCTGCTAGTCGACAACGGCACGAACGTCATACGCGTTGCAGTGGGCACCGATGGTCACGTGCTCAAGGCGGATAGCGGCGCAGCAAGTGGCGTCGCATGGGCGGCTGAGACGGGCGGGGGCGGTGGTGGTGCTCCGACTGATGCCGAGTATCTGGTCGCGACCAGCCACGGGTCACTAAGCGCCGAGAGAGTTACTACCAACACAGCCACCATCACGTGGGACCATACCGTCGGCGGTCAAGCACAAGCAAACGTCCCGGACGATGCGATCACGTTTGCAAAGATGCAGAACATCGCAACCGATCGACTACTTGGCCGCGACACCGCATCAAGCGGCAACGTGGAAGAGCTGACCGTCGGCGGCGGTGTCGAGTTCACGGGCAGTGGTGGCGTGCAGCGCTCCGCTCTCACGGGTGACGTCACGGCGTCGGCTGGCAGTGGCAGCACCACGATTGCAAACAACGCTGTCACGACCGCGAAGATCAACGATGCGGCTGTGACGCTCGCGAAGATGGCGAACCTCGCGCAAGACCAAGTGATTGGTCGCACGACGGCGAGCACTGGCGTACCTGAAACGTTTACGGTGACTGCCGCGGCACGCACAGTGCTCGACGATACGACCACCGCTGCAATGCGGACGACACTGGGCGCGCTTGGTGGCTCCACAGGCAGCACCGACAACGTGCTGCTTCGCGCTGACGGTACAAGCGGCGCAACGGTGCAAGCGTCAGGCATCGCGGTCACAGACAACAACGAGATCAGCGGCCATCTCGCCAACGTGCGCGCTGAAACCGGAACGACCTACACCATCGTTGCAGGCGATGCGGGCCGTCACATCACGTTCACCAACGCGTCAGCCATTACTGTAACCGTCCCCAACACTCTCGCCGCGGGATTCCAATGTTCGTGGGAGCAGGGCGGGGCAGGGCAGATCACTTTCAGCGGTGGGGCGACAATCAACAATCGACAGTCACATACCAAGTCATCCGGCCAGCACGCGATCGGGATGCTGAGCTGCAAGTCCAACTCTGGTGGCACGAGCGCGATCGTCACGCTCGGCGGCGACACGGCGGCCTAATGCTGCCAGGCGCACTAGCATCGTTTTGCAATCCGCCTGCGGTCGCTGCCGGCTACACGGCGACGGAATGCTTCGAGTTCAACGGGACCGACGAGTACGTGGACCTCGGTCCTGTCAGTGCGATGAATGGTGCTGTCACAGACGGTACGCCTCGCGCGATCTCATTCTGGTTTAAGACCTCCTACTCTGGATACGGCGGTTGGTTGATTAGCAGAATCACCGACCCAAGCACCGACCTGCAGTGGGGAGTGCAACTTCTATTCGGACAGGTTGCGGTGTGGTGTGGCGGTGGCATTAGCTACGGCGCATCGGGTGTAAACGACGGCAACTGGCATCACATACTCGTAGCGGTGCGTGATGTGAGCGGGACGCCAACGTTGAATGTTTGGATTGACAACACCCTGAGCATCAACACGACAGCAATCTACGCTGTCACATCCACGAACGACTGGTTTGCGGCGGTGGCGGGCGACATCTCTCAGCACATCAGCGGGCGCATCACGAACCTAAGCCTATGGAGTGGTGCAAACTTCAACAGCACGACAGCCGGCGAGCTGTACAATTCGGGCGCGCCCTATGACCTCACCACGCATTCGCTAGCCTCGGGACTGGTGGCGTGGTGGAAGTTTGGCGATGATGATACGCCTACGACTGCCACCGACTCGGCGAATGCCAACGACGGGACGATGGTCAACATGGACGGCACCGACATCATCACGGATGCGCCATGAGGCACGCGTGCGCATTCGTCGCCTCGAAGTATCCGGCGCGCACAACCGACCGACTCACGCACGGCGCAGACGTCGCGGGTGACTTCGGATTGGATGCGCTCAAGTTCTATGCGACGCCTGCCTATTCGACTGCCTACCCGAATCAGAATTGGGAGGCGACGCACACCACTCTGGTGTCACTCGCTCAGGACGCTGCATATGAAGCCGTGCTTGGTGACGCACGGTTCAATCGGTTCTTCATCAACACATGGACGTTCGCCAACGGCATCAACAACAAGTGGATCAACGACTGGAACAACGGAGACGACGCAGCCGAGGAATCAGAGCTCTATGACTTCTGCGTTCACCTGCTCAGCACCTACTCAAACAAAGAGTTCGTGATCCAAAACTGGGAGGGCGACTGGGCTCTGCTTGGTGCGTTTGACCCGACCGTCGTGGTGACGCCCGATCGCATGCAACGCATGGCGCAATACCTTCGCGCGCGACAACGTGCGGTTACTCGCGCGCGCGCTGCGGTGGCCAGTACGTCTAAACTCATCCACGCGGTCGAGGTGAATCGATGCCTGGACAAGTTCAGCGGGCGCGTTCACGAACTGCTCGACCAGGTGAGGCCTGATGCCGTTTCGTTCTCGGCGTATGAGAGCATCAACACCTACGGCTCAAGCCAAGCCGAAGCCGAGGCGAACATCGAGGCGCGACTCACACAGAGCGTGCGCACCATTAAGCGCGTGCTCGGGGACAACGTGCGGCTCTACATCGGCGAGTACGGATGGCCGGAAGCAGAGTCAGGATTCGCATCGCTGGGGCTGGACCTCGGTGACCTCATCCAAAAAGTGTCGGACGTTGGTGACGCGCTCGGCATCACTGACTGCGTGTTCTGGCAGCTCTACGATAACGAAGAGCAATCGCCAGGTGTGCCGCGAGGTTTCTACGTCTACGATGAAGCCGGCGCTCTCTCCGAGCAAGGAACCAAGCTTGCCACGCTGATTTAAGGGTTGGGTGTGCGAGCACGTTAGGTGGTGTCGCGTTCTCGCGCGTACCCTGCGATCGTGCATGCCCCCCGTGTACAGAGGCGTCTGGTGTTGTTGACTCTTGCGTTGAGGTCAACATGAGTGACCTTGCGTCTGAGCTGCTGCACTGGGCGCCTCCCTCTATTCTCGCACTCGCTTCGACTGGTCTTGCCACGTTTGTGCTCAAGCAATTTGGGCGACGATGGGAGAAGCTCGAAGCTGCTGTCGAGACGCTCGACAAGCTGAAGAAGCTGGACGAGCTGATTGAGAGCTTCGCAGAGCTCAAGCTAAACGTGGACGCGCTCAAGGCAGAGATGCAGGGCCGCGTCTCAGTCTCCGACCATCGCGAGAGCGTGCGCCAGCTGTGGGACGAGCAAAAGAAAATGGCCGAGCGAATCGTGCAGCTTGAGACCGAGGCGCGTGTGCGTCGCGACCTTGAGCCACGCAAGCGGGCGCGCTCGTGATCACCGCAAAGGACGTCATCGATTCGTCCGGCAAGTTTCCGGAGCGATCCGCGTTCGCGAGTGATGAGGTGCGCACCAACGCTGCGGTCACTGCTGCTGCTCTCACGCGTCTCGAAACATCCTTTGGCCGACCAATTGTACTCTCAAGCGGATTCCGTCCACAGCACGTGAACGCAAAGACCGTAGGCGCGGCCACGAACTCACTGCACTTGACGGCTCTCGCCGGCGACGCTGAGGATCACGATCGGGAGCTGGCGATTTTCTGCCTCTCCGACCTCGCGCTACTAGAGCACTTCGGATTGTATCTCGAAGACCCGCGCTACTCGCGCCGCAGACATCCCGACACCAAGAAATGGATGTTCTGGGTACATCTTCAAGTCGTTCCGCCAAAGAGCGGTAAGCGCGTCTTTATTCCCCACAATGGCCCCATCCCGAGGTAACTGATGATGATCGACGCTGTCACTGTTCGTGAGCGTGCTGCTGATGTGTTGCCCATGCACTCGCTCAACTCGGCCAGGTGCCGCGTCAATCAGGCCCTAGATTTTGCACTAGCTACTGGAACACTTCGAGCGCACGTCGCCGCTGTGTTCATTTGGTTCGCTGTCCTGCTCCTTGACCGCGAGACCTGGGCGCTGAGTCGTCGCGCCAATCGTCGACATCGTGCGCCACGCCTCAAACGTTTCGTGCAAGCGCTGAGTGACCGCACTCGCCGCCGTGATCCGTTCCGCCTGCGAGGTGCCGTATGAAGAACCCACGCACAACGGTTGCGGGTGCATGCACCGTCATTGGCGCACTGCTAACGTTCGTCGGCCACTGGCTCGGCACGGGTGAGATTCCAACGGCTGAACAGTGGTCATTGCTCGGTGCCGGACTCACGGTCGGCGCTGGCCTCATCGCTGCAGCGGATGGCCGCAAGTGAGCGCGATCATTCCTGGCATCGCGATGCTCATCGGCAGTGCCATCACACTGCTCGGATACTTCCTCTTTGACCGATGGCGTGCCGGCACACGTGCACTCGGGAGCCCAACACCTACGAGCGCGCGCGTCATCAACGACAAGCTCGATGCTGCGAGCAAAGAGGCGACCGTCGAGACTGACACAGAGGTGCGCAACGTGCGCCAGTTGACCGCGCTTGAGCTGCTCGAACTAGCGAAGGCGAAGCGAGAGAAGGGGCGAGGGCGGTGACCCCATGCGGCGTGCTCGCGATCACCTTGTTTCTTCTCTTCATGGTCTACGTCTCCGAGGACTGGGAGTAGCACTGCTCTGTGCGTGCGCCAGCGCTTCACCAATGGCCGCGCCCGCATCCGCTCCCCTCGACGACATCAACGACGTGCCTGCAGGTCAGTGCAACCTGCCCAACGGTGGTGTGGCCATGAGTTACCTCGCGCTCTCTGATCTGATGGTGGGCTGCATCGAAGACACACGCCCGCTCAAGGTCGACCTCATGCGCGCACTTGCCGGCGAGCGCATCGCGGTAGACGACGCGGCGGAGCTGCGCAAAGCAAACGGTTCACTCATCTGGCGCGCCACATATGCGCCGCTCATCGCAGGCGGTGGAGGCTTCACACTTGGCGCCATCATCGTCGGACTCATCGCAGGACTACTCACTCGCTAGGAGCCGCCCGTGAATGCTGTCTCGTTCGTGACGCTTGGGTTTTGCATCATGGCTGCAGCATTGAATCCGTGCGTTGGACTGATCCCGCGAAAGCCGGTCGAGCGCCGCTTCTCACCACCACAAAAGCAGCCGTGGTGGTGGGGGGTCGCGTGAGATTCGCCCGTCGTCCACGCAAGCCGAAGAAGGACGGCACGCCACGGGCCAAGCCTCGGGAGCTGGAACACAAAGAGCAGGTCATCGTCGCAGAGTGGTTAGACCGCGCAGGCATCCTGTATTGCGCCGTCCCCAACGGTGGGCAACGTCACCCAGGTGTCGCACGCAAACTAAGCGCCGAGGGCGTCAAGGCTGGCGTGCCTGACCTGCTCATCTTCGAGCGACCACCACACGCGGATGCTCGGGGCGTCGCCGTCGAGATGAAGCAGGCGGATGGTGGGCGGGTCAGCAATGCGCAGGGCGAGTGGCACGCATCCCTGATGGCTCAAGGCTGGATCGTCATCGTCGCGCACGGTGCAGCGGAGGCACTGAAGGCGCTCAACGCGTTAGGGTACCGGGTGCCAGGCTAAACCCTCAGGCTGCGGCTCGGTCCCAACCGTGGTTGGTCTGAGCAAGTCGCACCTGTAGCGGAGGCGGGCGATCTGCCTTCTCGATGTTTGCGAGAGATTCTAGCGAGTAATCCTTAATCGGCTGGTTCGTGAACCACCATTAGCCGAAGCAGGCGGTCTGATGCATTTCCGATTGCTTCCCCGTCAGGCTGTTCCCACCTGGATACGGTGCTTTTATCCACACCCATTTTGTTGGCGAAGTCGCTCTGAGACCACCCCATCGACTTTCGCAGAAAACGAACTTCGGGGCCTGATAGGCGGGCGGGCTTCTTCACTAACACCAAAGCGACGAACCGATTTAACCCCTCAAGGTCTTCGATCACTATCTCGTGTTCACCGCAGTTCGCGCATCGCCATAGTGTGACACCTGGCAAAGATTCATACTTATGGTTTTCCACGCTCTTGGTCATCGTAGAACCACATTCAATGCATTTCATTCGCCTCTCCATGCAGTAACAACGGTTATTTGTGTCTCGGAACGAAAGGCCACGGTGACAAGATCGATGGCTTGCTGTAGCGTGGTGCAGAAAGCTACCGGCGCGCCGACAGACAGTTCAACCGTGTAAATAACCCCTTCGGTCATCTCGCCGACGGTTGGTGCTTGGATGTTTGGCTTAGGCGCTTCCACTTCATCCCGGCTCATTGGTTTTCCTTCTTTCTGTTTGCATTCATCACAGATCACGATTGTGATTGGCATACACTGGCTCATGCAGCGACACGACGCCAACACCTTGAAGCATCTCCTGCACTCTACCCACCCATGACTCATTCTCGATTGACTCCAAGCGGCTCAGCGCTGATGATGCGCAACCCCTCCGGCGACCGCAGCGCGATAGTCACTACCTCGCGACCGGGCGGACCCACCCTGCTCGATTCTATCACCGTGTTGTTGCGGGCTTCGATTTCCGCGAGTTCTGCGTCGGTCATGCGATTCGTCCTCGCAGTGCTCGGGACCCTCTGTCCTGCATGCTCTCTCTGCGTGGCCCCCAACAGCCTTCATCGCAATTGTTGCAATGGTCACATGGCGGCTCGACAAGGCGTGCATCCGCCTCGTCAAGAAACTCTTCCAACTCCCGCACCCTGGCGATCAGCTTAGGTATGGCTTCGCGTGAGGCGGCGATGAAATTCGCGTCTTCGTGGCGACACACGATCCCCGTGTCCGCTGTATCCACAACCTCGCACCCTGCCTTGTTTTCGATCCACACCACCCGCCCAGAGCTACCACGCACCACAACCCAAGGCCCAGGCAAGGCCGCATTCGCTAGCCTTTCCAGTTTGTCTAGTTCTTGCTTGGTCATGGCCACCCCATCGCTTGGGCCACGGTATATCCGATGGTGTAGGTCGCATATGCGGAGCCAAGGTTAAGCACGGCGCCCCACAAGATGAACGCGATGCGGCGCAGGCAATGCATGGCCAAGCGCTGGGGAAGGTCAGCGAACATCATGGGGCTGCCCTTCCCGCGCGAACCCGCTCAAGCGCAAAGATAAACGGAGCGAGTGCCGAAGGGTAAAGCTTGGCCGAGTCGTCCATGATTTCATGCAGTCCCACACTCACCTCGCGCATCGTGCGGGTGCACTCCGCGAGTTGCGAATCCTTGAGGTCCACCAGGTGGAGAAGCTCCGCAATTCGAGCCTTCATATTTCGCTGATCACATCCCAATTCCTCGTCCCACCACTGCCCAGCTTGTTCTTTTGGTGTGCAAGGAGAGGCGCGACGCTCTTTCACCAACTCGTGAAAGTAGTCGGTCTGAGTCTTGTTGGTGTTCAATGCGCGCAGATACGCATCCGACCAGCACTTCTCGCACGCCGTCATAGGTCCCCCTCCGCAGCCGCCGCACCTGCAGCCAGGGCCGCCTCATCGTCAGAGGTCCAATCGTCGGCGGACTCTTGCTTTGGCTGCTGTCGCGCGTCTTCACGCTGGTCGTGCCAGGTGCGCGCAAGCTTCTGCGTAGCGGGTAGGTCTACGCGAATGGCGTCGACCACCTCACCGCGCGCCTCGACCTGGCGAGAGACGATGACCACGGGCTTGCCGATCCACTCGAGTACTTCGGGGCCCCACGCTTTAGCGATGTCGCGGGCGTTGGTCTTGTTGAGAATCCAGCCCTTCTCTTTGCCCCTCAGATAGATGACCGGCTTGTTGTCTTTCTTGTTGCCGGCCATCACGAGCAGCTCGCGTGGAACGATGCGATCGATGACAACGGTCACCGCTTTGCCGCGCAGGTCCGATGCCTTCACATATTTGCTCGGAAAGAGCAGATCCACGTGCGAGTAATCCTTGATGTTGTTGCTGTTCTTCATGCGATCACCTCTCCACCAAACGTAATGGGTTCGTCGTCCTCGTCAGCCACAGCCCAATCAGGCAGGCGCAATCGCACCGACTCGTAGGGCATAACCCCGGGCCATTCGTTCTTTTGTTTGCATTCGGCGAGGCGACACAAAGCGCCCTCGTACTCGACGCGCCCCCGCTCCAGCTCGTCATACTCAATGTCGTAAACCACGACGTCATGCGGTGCGGACGATTGAACAGCGACCAGCTTGACCGGCAGCTCGCCGTACCCCGCCGCTTTGGCTGCGTCCTGATACAGAGCAAGCTGAGCGAAGTAGCCGAACCGCGCCGCAGAATGTGGGAACGCACGAGGCGTGACGTCTCGGCTCGTCTTCAAATCGATGATCGCAGTTGATGGGATCAGTCGGTCGATGCGCGACCGAAGCTTGTGCTCGCCAAGCTCCCACTCAATCGTCAGCTCGTTCGCGCCCTTGCCAACGAACAGCGGGCCCGCCACCGCATGCGACATGACGGCATCCCTGCAAGCCAGCGCCAGCTCGTACTGCTCTGGCTTCAGTATGGTCTTGTCGTCGTTCTCAGACTTGAACTTATCCCACTCCTTCCCTGCTCGCCTGCCATCGTAGAGCGCGTACTCACGCAGGAACTGCTGCATCTCCAGGATCGCAGTGTGCGCCGCACGCCCCACCCGCAACGTGTCTGTGTCCTCGCGCCCCTTCTCCCGCCAATGCCGATATTGGAGCGGGCTCTTGATCATCTCACGCAACGACGACGAGCTCTCGCCCGGCAAGGCCAGATACTCAGCGAACGGCATGCGCGGCGTCACCTTCACCGTCATGACTGCCTCGTCAGCTGATCGTAGGTAAGCGCCCCTGTCGCTCGGTTGCATGCGCTGCACTGCCCGTCGCTGACGAGCGGCGACTGCGCGTAGAAACCACAGCGTGCGCACCGCACACGATCATTGGCGAGCATCTTGGTCAGGCCTAAAACCTCGTTTGCTGACATCCAATTCGCCAGACCACCTACTGCCGCGGCTCCAGCATCCCCGCCCGCAGCGATCGCGACCAAAGCCGACGCCACCCTCTCGGCGACCTCTGCCCTGCTAATTTGTTGCAGCAAAACCCCACCACTATCGATAACCATGGAAACCTCCGCGGCGCGCGCTGCACCGTGTGACAATAACTTTACAAGAAGCAAATTCGGCTATTTTGTGTCATCCGGGAATAACTGGATCACGCCCGGTTGACGCGCGCCGGATGACCTCATCCATGTGATCGCCATACTTTTGGATGTATTCGATCAGCAGATTGGTCACAGCTAGCTCCACCTCCATCTTGTTCGGCAGATCGCGGGTCGCATCACGGAACGCCTTCGCAGATTCAAAGTCATCGAAACGCATCGGTACTCCTCGCGGCTCGTGGCCGCGTTGTTTACTCAGTTGGTTCGGACAGCATCTGGCTCGCGGGTCTCGACAAACCCGGACGGACTGATGAACAGAAACGGCTGGTGACGGCGGAACCGATCCAGCACCACCACTTCCTCGCCAGGGTGGGTCATAGAGATTCGCCCAGCGATCGCGCACGCCTGAAACTCGTCGCTGGCGATCTGGATGACGCCGTTGCCCACAAGGATGAACCACGCGTCGATGCACTGCGAGCACTGGCATCCGACGTAGGGCTCGTGTCGTCCCGTGGCCTTGCAGTTGGTGCACGCAACGATGCGCTCATCGTGTTCGACGTGACCATCAGTGCATGAGCACTCGATAGTTAGACTCATGAGCGCACCCCGCGGCCGCACTGTGCGTCGATGTACTCGCGGCTGAAATGGTCGCGCAGCTCGGTCTCGCCATCGACGACACTCAGCGGGATGCCAGCATCAAGCGCGGCTTGGCGCTCGATGGCGCGGCGACAAGGCTCGCACCACGTACCGTCATCGCCCGAGTAGTACTCATCCTCGGTCAGCTCGATTTTGCATTTGTCGCACGAGTTCATGAGCGCACCCGACAGCCGTCTAGGAGCAGGTCGGCGCGGTTGAGGTCTGCCAGGTGCTGCTTCTCGGTTTTGCCGTAGAGCCCATTCCAGTCGCCGAGGCTGCTCTCGAACTGAGTCAGCACGTCCTCCACCACCGCGGCGAGGTCCTTACGGTAGCCCTCGATCTCGATCTGAAAGTCAGCCGAGCCGGGCTTGCCAGGTGCCACGCTCACCTTGACGCCCGCAGGGACCCTCATCTCCGCAGTGATGTAATTGCCCGCGCCCTCGCGCTGCGCCTCAGTGTGCGCGCCATCGATGGAGCCGAACCAGATGCCAATGCTCAGGGAGTTCGTGTCGACCATAAACATGAGTATGTAGTTGACTTGATACCTATGTCAAGTGCATTGTGTTATGTACATGGTATACAGTCGCATGGTATACTTGCCATGTGTGCTGATGAAGGCAAAAGGG